GAATGTAATTTATTCAAATTTTCTGTTGATTCTAGGTTTTCCCTTTCGAGAAATTCCCAGACGCTGATATGTTTTAGTGCAGACATTGAATCTCCATTCTTGTCTATTTTCTAGGTTAAGACCGCCTCCTGTGTAGTTGCAGGAGGTTTTTTTATTCGTTTACGAGTATACGAATTTGACTAAATTTAAGTCAACATATACAATGAAGGATATGTACAAAGGAATTTATGAAGCTAAAAGAGTATTTTGCCAAACATACTGTCAACAAGACCAAATGGTGTGCCAAACACAACATCTCGCGTGCCACCATCAATAATATATTGGGTGGAAAGAAGACGACCTTAGAGATGGCTGTTAAAATCTATAAGGCGACCAATAGAGAGGTCACCCCTATGGAATTAGGTGTCTTGCCCTAGACAATATCTCTAGCCTCCTTTAAATAAAGATTTATGAGGCTATATGTATCAGTTCTGGATCGACACTATTCCTGTATCTTGGTCCGCTCCCATCAAGGGTAAGCATGGCTTCTTTGATAAGAAGTCTAAGCAAAAAGATCTTGTTCGTTATCAACTCAAAGCACTCTATAAAGATAAGCCCCTTTCTGAGCCCGTTTCTTTAGAATTCACCTTCTATTTACCCATCCCTAAAAGTGCATCGAAAAAGAAAAAACAAATGATGCTCGATAATCTCATTTCACCCACTACCCCAGATACTACAAACATGCAAAAGCTCTATGAGGATTGCCTGCAAAACATCGTGATTGAAAATGACCGCTTGTCAAATAAAATCTCGTCGGTTAGATATTACTCAAATACGCCCGGAATTCTAATAACCGTTAGACCTTGGCGAGAAGAAAACCAACCAAAAAAGGAGATTTATGAACCAAGATCAACTCAAGCAACTCATCAACTTTGACTATCAACTTTCAACATTTGCTATTGGCATGCACCAATATCTTTTGCAAGTGAATGAAAAGGGCTCAAAACTTTCTGCTGATCTGATCGACTTCTCTGAAAGATTTGGAGATTTCGTTCATGCAGCACGTAAAGAAGGTTTTACTGCTGTTCCTATTGAAGAGGTAAAGTAATGGCTAAAGGTAAAGTTAAAATTGAAAAAGTGATGAAGGAGTTCAAAAATGGAACACTTCATTCCGGTTCAAAGAAAGGACCGGTAGTCACTAGCCGGAAACAGGGGCTTGCAATTGCCTTAAGTGAAGCGCGAAAAAAAGGCGCAAAGATTCCTAAAAAATAATAATATCTTTTAAGGCCACGTTAAGACTTGGCCAAAAAAAGAGCATATTTAGATAGATTTAAACTTTAAACTATACGTTTGAACAGAGTTGGATAGATTTAGCGTCTATTGCGCACAACTCAAGGGCTATTATCAGACCATCATGAAGGTGCCTTATGAAACCTGAAATGTGGAAAGGAACCCAGGAAGAAAAATGTTAAAACCCAATGAAAACCATCTTTTATATTTAATAGGGATTACAGAAATTTATAAAAATGAACTCATGTGGTTACAGAATCCCATCCGTGACGCAATGCAAGAAATAAATATGTGGAGAGCACGTTTCATTCGAGAAAATCCTCAATATGAACCGGGATATCTTCATTCTTTGCTAAATTCAAGATTTATTTGTGACACCACACCCGAAGAATTTTTCCAAAAGATAAAGGAGCAAAAATGAGCCTTCAACCTATAGGACCAAGACTAGTAGTTCAATATAAAAAAATAGAGCAAAAGAAAGGGGCATTAATATTGCCGACTGAAGAAGCTCCACAATTCGCTACTGTGATTCAAATTGGCGAAAACAATTTAGACCTTCTTGAAGGAGATCTGGTTGCTCTAAATAGACATGCAGGTGTCGCTTTCAAAATTGAAGGTGAAGTTTACCTGGTTGTTGATGAAAAGGACGTAATTGCAATTATGGAGACCCACAATGAGACTTAAATTTATCGATACCACACAAATTCATGCTCAATTCGAAAACCCTGCTGAAATGAAAAGCAGAGCACAACAAATTTCAAAAATAGCATCAAATGTAATTCGGAAATTGGAAGAACCCAAACTTTTTCGAAGACTTAAAGAAAGGGTCTTGGATATTTGGAAAGTTTAGAATTCTTTAAAAATATAGACATAAAAATTATTTTAGTGTTACACCTGGTCATATAGGAGAATCTATGCCAAAAAGAGATAAATTAGGCCGTTTTGCTAAAAAGAAAGTTGTCAAAAAGAAAGCTAAAGTTGCTAAGAAATTAGCTAAAAAAGCTGCTCCAAAAGTAGTCAAGAAAGTCACAGTTCAAAAGCCTCGAAAAGTTCCAATTCCAAAACTTAGCGACTATACGCTATATGATCTTCAAGATATGATCCAAGCTGAAGTCATGTTCCAAATGAAGGAAATTTGGTAAATGCCTACAAAGGATCCGATTGCTTTTGCTTATGAAGTCATTTTGAAAAGGAATTTAAAAGACTATGAGCAGAAATTAGCATATTTCGAATCCTATTTGGAAGAAAGACTGATAGCATTTCAAAGTGAATGTCAAAACAAGATCGACGCAACCACATTCTATTTAGAGGGTGAATTCTTAAAACGGATGGCAGCCTTAGAATATAATGTTGAAAAGCAATGTGAAAAGCGGAAGCGTCTATTTCCGAAATGGTGGAAATAATGGCTGGTGCACCTAAAGGAAATAAGAATGGAATCAAATTGAAAACGCCAGAACTTCGTAAAGAAGCCTATCGTCAATATTGTGAATTCATTGCGACAGGACATTCAAAAGAAGAGTGGTGTTTTGAACATCCCGAAATTACTTTGACGCATAAAACTATGGAGAAATACATCCATAATGACCCAATTGAATTTCCTCCTATACACAAGGAAATAGCTGAGTCGAAATCTTATCAGCATTGGTGTGAATTAGGTAAGAAAATGATGCTAGGCCAAATTGAGAAAAGTCAGCCAGCTATATTTCAAATGTTCATGCGAAATAAATTCGGATGGGATAAAGAAGATGCTACAGAAGTTGCAGAATGCGCAGCTGATATCATTTTAAATTCAATTCGAAAAGGTAAAGCAATTTAAATGAAATCGAAATGGAGTGACATCTCACTTGGTCAAGAAATAATACCATTGAATAGCGTAAAGAAGAAGAGTTATGAATGAATGGAACCGCTCAATGCGAAACATGTGGTCTCGATTGGTTAGATTGTGAATCGTTACTCGGCGAAAGGTGTTGGAGATGTCTTTCTCGTCATTTCAACTCCACGTATGTCCCTTCTGTATATATAAACCATCCTACTAAATTAGCTCTCTGGAAAGAAAACTTCAAAAAGGAATTAGATGAGCGCACTCTCTGATTTCTTCTCTGAAAAGCAGCTTCTTTCAATTCGCGAATCCAACCTATCAATTAATATCTGGGAAGGATCGATTCGTTCTGGTAAAACACATGCTTCACTATGGAGGTTTGTTGATGAAGCGTCTCGCGGTCCTAATGGGGATTTTGCTATTGTTACTCGTACTTATGACAGCTTTGAGCGCAATATTCTCCCTGAACTTCAGAAAATCATGGGAAACCATGTGCGGTATTTCAGAGGTAAACGCCAGCTCTATATTAAGAATAGAAAGTGCCATGTAATCACTGCTGATGATGCTTCGGCTGAAGCTAAGATTAGAGGTTGTACCTTAGCCGGCGCTTATGTCGACGAAGTCACAATCATCCCTGAAAACGTCTTTATCATGTTAATCGGACGTCTATCTATTGAAGGTTCTAAACTCTTTGGCACGACTAACCCAGATTCTCCTTATCATTGGTTCAAGATATGGATGGAAAACAACCCTGATCTTATAGCTTTTAAGTTCATCATGGATGACAACCCCTCGATGTCTCAAGAGAGAAAAGATTTCTATAAGCGTCAATTTAAGGGATTATGGTATCAAAGATTTATAGAAGGACGCTGGGTTCAAGCGGAAGGAGCGATCTATGATTTTTTCGATGAGAAGCTGCATGTTATTGATTTTCCTTTGTCTAGTGCCACTAGCTATGTGGTTGGTATTGATTATGGGACTACTAATCCTTGTGCATTCGTTCTGGTCGGCATAAATAAACATCGATATCCTAATATTTGGGTGGAAGATGAATACTATTATAACTCACGGGTCACTCAAAGGCAAAAGACTGATGCTGAATATGCTGAAGATCTCAAAACCTTTATCGAAAATAGAGGCGTTACGGCGATCTATCTCGATCCTTCGGCTGCGTCTTTTCGTGCAGAACTGATTAGAGCTGGCGTTGATAATCTAATTGATGCTGAAAACGATGTGATTGATGGCATACGGTTTGTTGCTAAGCTTCTAAATCAAGGAACATTTAAAGTCTGCCGGAAATGCAGGAATCTAATAGCTGAGTTTCAGTCTTATGTATGGGATGAGAAGAGCTTAAAGTCTGGGATTGATAAGCCTAAGAAAGAGAATGATCACGCCCTTGACAGTCTACGCTACGCGCTTTATTCCCACTTCTTTTTATCAGAACAAGGCGGCTTAACTGCCAAAGACCTAGATCGAAACTTTAATCAGGCAAATGGGATTCAAGACGATCTTCCTGCCTTCTTTCAGCAGCCAAATCAGGGTCATCCTTTACCAAGATTTTAACTACTTCCCTTTCATCTTCTTCAAAACATCTTCGATTTTAGTAAGACTTGCCAAATGACTGGTCGACGAGTGAGTCGAGCGCACTAATATCATAGCGAGCAAACTAGCGATTAGGATAAGGAGTAAAACGATGACGATGAGCATTATTGAACCTTGTAAAAGAGCCCCTACTTCCATTTCGGGGCCCAAACCGACAGATTTATTGCGATCGTAAACCAAATTTTTTTGTTGGTTTAAGATACGTAGGCATCATCTCTGATTAGCCTTTTTTTTGTCTAGTCTCTCTAAAAAATCTTTAGCTTTCATGCAGTCATCTTTATCCCCTTTGAAAATAATAAAGGAGATGTTCTTCTTTATGTCACCACCGGCAACTATCGCTCTATCTGTCTCAGCGGGAGTATCGGCATTTTTGTCCCACCAATCGTAGTATTTGATGATTAAATTTATGAGATCTTGAAACTTTTTATCTTTGCCGAGTTTCATTTGGAATAACTCACAAGATCACCCTTATCGGTTTATTGATTGGCTCGTAGCGTTCGTTGACGTGCGAGGCGTTCACCATCCATCCCCAATCTGTCTTCTTTCTTCCATAGCTTTCATGGATGTGGCCAAAAACATGTAGTTTTAGCTTAGATAATCTCAAAAGATTAACCATAAGATTTCCTGATCCCACATGAATAAAATGGTCGTGATAGTAAATATCATCCATAGTTCCGAATGGGGCGGTATGGGTCACCAATATATCAGTGTCTTCAGGTATTAAGTTAAACTTGACCGCCAGCTCCTGCTCACTATCCAATGTAAACGCCTTACATTTCGGATTCATCCCGGGGAAAGTCTTAGTCCAAGGAGATCCCCAGATTTTGAGACCTTCGAATTCGGTTCCGGAGTCGCAGAGATAGCCTTGGATGGCGGTGTTGAACTTCTCTAATCTGGTGTCATGATTGCCAGCTATAAATATCTTTTTAGTATATTCCTGTTTTCTCAGCCAATCTGTGAATTGATTAAACTCATATGGGGTATCACTCTTAGTCAAATCCCCCGCAACAATCAAAAGATCACCCCCTTCTAATTCGGGATAATGACCATGAAGGTCGGAAACACAGTCTATGATCATTTCAAATCCTGTGAAAGCTCATCCCAGCTAAAGTTCTTTCGACATTTAGGACATAGCACTAAATTATGCTCAGGAAGAATCAGCCACTCTCTTATCTGATTAGATGAGCTGTGGCATTCTTTAATCATGCACTTAACTAAAACGTCTTGTTCTTGAAGTTTCATTGTCTCCAACCAATTAATATTTCTTTGATGTCTCTGATATCAGTCCAAGAATCCCAAATGAGAAACCAGGTCAACAGGAAGAAGAAAAGGATAGTGTAGAATTTAAGGGCAACCGTTTTCAATTCAATTCCTTCAATTTTTTTCTAGCAATTTTTACATTTCGTTTTAACTGGTCTCCCAATCCATCTAAAACACCATCATATAATTCGTCTTGTGACGCAAGGAAGATGGTTACGGCTGTCATTAATATTGAAAACTGCGCTGTGCCTTCCGGGCTGTATTCAAAAACCAAATTCAAGATATTATTTGCGCATTCCTGTGTTTGTTTTTCGTTCATTTCGGTGGCTCCTTAGGAGGAGGTGGTAAAGGCATCCAGTGGGTAATAGTTGAGATTCCAGTACATCCACAATTGGGCGGCCAATCATTAAAATGCTCTCCACACCAAAAAACAACGAAAAACCCATGAAAGTCATTATAAGATTCCGCTGTGTAAACTAAAAAAACCCCTTTCTGAGAGGGAAGACTATCTGTCACTCTTATCCACTCCATCAGCAGAATCCCGATGATGGCTGTGCTGCAAAAGTAGGAGGAAAGTCTCGATACATGGGAACTTTAGGGAAGGCAGTTTTAATATCTATAGGCTTTAAATTCCCAGCAGTTGTCTTAATTGCCTCGTTTTCTAGCCGATTAGCTTGAGCAAGTCTAGAGGCTGCTGTTAACTCGCTTTTGACCATTTTGTCTAAGCCAAGGGCTCCATTAAATAACATCCCTTTTTTCAGGTTATTGACCACCTCGATCATCTGTTGCATTGACTTTTCTCTAAAGTGATCGCTAGACCTCTTTAGCGCATCAGCCACTTTTTTAGTTTCTCCAAATGACCCCCCTCTCCAGATATGATGAAAGACTTTAATCTCTTCATCCTTAGATAGCCCTTCATTGTTGGCTAGCTTTTCCCATGTTGCAGAGTCTACAGGTGTTGTTGTCATAAGATCCTCAATTTGGTTAATTGGAATTCCATTTGGCATCACAAAAAGCAATTAATAGGATAGTGCAGCCGATAAGTGAAGTGTGGATATTATCATTCACATATCCATAGTAGAGAGCGATAAATGAGGTAATCATCGTCAAGAAGGGAATCATTTTAAGACATTCGCCTCAAGATTCTGGTTCATTTTCGTGAACTTGCTATGATGTTTTTGGAAAGGTTCATCTTTAGGAGTACATGATCTAGAGCAAGAGGAGAGGACAATAAGAACGAGAAGAAAGGCGTATTTTATTTTTTTCATCGCTTAAATAATCTCTCTTCCTTTGGCGTATTTTATGAGCTCCAGTAAGACTGTTCTAAAGCGAGCATCTATAGTCTTCGGGTCTAAAGATGGCAAATAAGGAAATTCAAAAACATCTCCTGATTTTGTTCGCTCTCCCCAAATTCCCATATATGCGTTCATTACAAGAGCGATGCGATACCAAATTTCAGATGGAACCTCGACAAGCTCAGACGTTTCTCTAATATATTCTGACAGAAAAAAGCAGTGTTTAGTCATGCTATCGGCATACATTAAAAGATCGTCGTGATTTGGAAAAATATCTAATAGTTTATGTCTAACGTCATCTTCGTTCACAAAATCACCCTTAATCACTTTTGCTTTTTTCGTAAGGTTTGATGTAAAGCCTATAGAAATCATCGTCTGAATACCCAGATTTCCCTTTCTTAATCTTGGTATTCATGCGCTCAAATTCGATTAAGTTCTGGTCAGCAATGTTACATTGATCCATCGCATAGGCTAAAGCTTCTTTGTCTACATTCCCATGCAAAGCTTCTAAAAAGATGCGGTCCCATTGCCTATCGACTGTCTTTTTCTTTAAATAGAGTTCTGTCCAAACTTTATCCGATTTTTTGCACAGATTCATATCCTATCCTTATCTTTGAAAACAAATTCAATATCGTTTAATGTAAAGTAAAATCTTTAATCCACAGGGTTAGGTCATAATGACGCTATTTCCGCAACTTTCCAATACCTTTTACACAGACAACGATCACGATGTCCTAAAGTTAATGGATTATACGTATGCCAAGAATATCCAAATTAATCAATCTTTTTGGTCTGAAGCTGAAATTGATCAACGTTTCAAAGCAGGGGATCAGACTCTTTGGAATGATATCTATGGGAACCTTCCTGCTTTTCGTCGTCGCCAATTCAATTTCAATCGAATTCGCCGAATCACGAATATGATTACAGGCTATCAACGCCAGCACCGAAAATCGACTGTGTGTACCCCTATTGAGAATTCAGATGAAATGACCTCAAATCAATTTAGCAAAATTCTGATGTGGGATGATCAAAAGAATCATGTTTTGGAAACAATTTCAGATGCTTTTGATGGAGCAGTGACTACAGGGATGAATTTGCTTTCAGTTTGGATGGATTATCGAAATGACCCTGTAAATGGTGATCTTGCCGTCGATAACGTCGCATTTAATGGCTACCTCATCGATCCCTATTTCAAAAAGATGGACCTTTCAGATTGTAATTCAATTTGGACTCGTAAATATTTGTCGCGAAATCAGGTGAAATCGCTTGTTCCTGGAAGGGAAGGTGAAATCTTAGAAATGCGTGGCTGGGGCAATCGGGATGGCAAATTCCAATTCATGCCTGAATCTTATAACTACGGCATGCAAGATCTTTTAACTTATGATGAGTTTTGGTATTTAGATTCTCGAAAACAAAAGCTTCTTTGCGATGTGCAAACAGGCGAAACGATGGAGTGGAGAGGACAGGATGAAGATCTACAAGACTTTTTGCGAACTTATCCCCAAATTCATACTTTGGAGCAAGAAATCCAAACCGTCAAGCTTGCTATTGTTGTTCAGGGTAAGGTTATGTATCATGGTCCTAATCCTCTTGGTATTGATCGCTACCCTTTTGTGCCAGTATGGGCTTATTACGAGCCTCAAATGTCAGACTTCCCGTGGAGAGTCCAAGGAGTTGTTAGAGGACTTAGAGACGCGCAATATCTATATAATCGACGTCGAATAATTGAATTAGACATCTTAGAATCCCAAATCACTTCAGGCTTTATGTATAAGGAGAACGCTTTAGTTAATCCTAAAGATGTGTTCTTGCAAGGTCAAGGAAGAGGACTCGCACTTAAAGCTAATGCCCAGCCTGGCGTAGACGTAATGAAGATCGAGGCTCCACAGATACCTCCCTCCATGATCCAGCTTTCAGAGCTTCTTGGTAAGGAGATCAGTGAGGTATCGGGAGTTAATGAAGAGCTTCTTGGGTCAGCCCAAGATGATAAAGCCGGTATCTTAGGAATGCTACGTCAGGGCGCGGGTTTAACTACACTTCAAGGCCTTTTTGATAATTTAGATTACGCACAAAAAATGCTTGGCGATATCAGAATATCCCTTATTCAGTCGAACTGGACACCTGGAAAAGTTCAAAGAGTCATAGGAGAAGAGCCTTCTCCACAGTTTTATAATCGAGCTTTTGGTAAATACAAAGCTATCGTCGAAGATGGTTTAAATACCTCGACCCAGCGCCAGATGCAGTTTGCCCAACTTCTCCAATTAAGAGAGCTTGGCATTCCTGTTCCTGCCGAGATACTTGTCGAATCTTCTACATTACAAAATAAGGAGAAACTTACCAATGCCCTCGGTCAACAAGAACAACAAGCAGCGCAAGCGGCCCAACTCCAGCAAGAAACGCAAATTGAACTCCTCAAAGCGCAAATTGAAGACCTCCACGCAAGAGCCGTTGCTAACCAAGGACTCGGTCACGAACGTGCAAGCCGTATTCAGGAAAACCAAGCTCTTGCCGTTGAAAGACGCGCCGCCGCCCATAAAGATCTCGACCAAGGACTTCTCGATAAAGCAAAAGCAATTAAAGAGCTTACTTCAATCGATTTGGAGCAGGTTCACAGAGCAGTTGAGATTTTAAAACTGATTCAGGGAAATCCTGAAGAGAAAGAAAAGCCAGCGTCTTCTCCCGAGAAAAAGAAGAAAACGCCAGCTAAGAAAACAGCTGCTTAGAAACGGTATCCAAATGTCAGTCGAGATCCCAACACATGGGTTGTCTCAACATTAGGGATTTGGAGATAATAAGGTTCAAATTGGATTTCCCAATTTTTCAAATCTCCTAAATGCCAAAGAAAGGGCATCCCAATTTCACAAAGCCATCTTGTATCGTGAATTGAGACTGCTTTTGTCTTATACTTCACAGGATTCTTTACATTATGAAATTCAGTAGTCGGGTCTCCGATTGTTTGTGGTGGAGCATTTTCATGTCTGACAATCGTCAAATTGCGTTTATTATGGAGGTGAGGGACTCTTCTCATTTCATATCTTTTTTGACTCAGGCTTAAATATCCTTTCACATGAAGACCTAATTCAAACATTTCACCAAATTGGTGCATATATTTCATACCCAAAGTTCCGTAGCTCCAATTCTTTAATTTCCCAATTTGCTTTTCAACTGAAAACATTGAGAAACCAGACCCTATATACCCTATGATATGGTCTTGAAATGATAAAGTGTGATGATAACCAAGACGCAATTCTCCATTGACGAAATGATCAAGGTGGACATTGTTTTTGTCTTTCGTATGCCAAAGAGAAGCAACCTTCATTTCAAATCCTGTGTAAACTGAATCGGGCTTAATGCGCTCATATCCCAAATTCAAGAATCCAAAATTGAATCGATGTTCATATTCGGGAGTTTTCGGAATGTCTAAATGAATCAATGTTTGGGGGGTTATCTTTTGAGGGAGATCACCATCAGCACATAAAGAAACGAATGGGGTTAGCAAAGTTACACCAGAAAAAACCAGGGCTTTCATATGCGTCCTTTTGTTTTGTTTTCAAAAATAACACGATAGCCGATCGCTGTTTCTAAAAAAAGAGTAAAAATATTTTTATATATAATGTATAGTGAGGTTTAGAAAACCTATACTAAGGAGATACTCATATGGGTAAAGCACAAATGCACGGTGAATCAGAAAAAGAAGGCGCACCATGGGGACGTGGCAAGCACGCTAACATGCCTACAGAAGTGAAATTGGATACATATCCTAAAACACACGAAATGGGCCCAACTGTTGAAAATGATACGATGACTAGAGTTGATGCTGAAAATAAAAGAGCTCATTCTAAAACTCGTAGCTACATGTCTAACCAACACTAGAGGTTTTTATGGCTAAGTCCGGTAACGGCTACGTCAAACGGTATAACGTACAAAAAGAACATAAGGATTTCGGGAAGACCGAAAACTACAACTTTGAAGTACAAGAGCAGCCTACTCCTCGTATGGGAGATGCTAGCTTTGCCAACATGCCTGAAGCACCCATAATGAAGAACTTCTCTCGGTCTCACAATTATAGATCAGGGGTCGTTAACGATTTTAGCTGCGGTTTAGAAGAAGATTCTGGTATTCAAGAAAACAAGGTCTATAAGAATAAATTTCAGGCACCTTAATTATGGTTATGATAAAACCGGCTGGTAAAGCAGGAAAGATCGCTAAAGCTGTAATGAGAGGGAAGGGCGTTAAGTCTGCTCCCACCGGTGATAAGCTTGAAAAGATTAAGAATAAAGGACCTTATCTTCAACATTAGGAATTTATGGATAAGCTGATTAAGAAAGTGAAAAAGGATTTAGATAAAGGCCAAAAAGACGTAAAAGTCTTAAAAAAAGCCGATAAAAAATTCGATCGCAAAATAGCTAAATGCGATATGAAAATGAAGAAAAAGAAATGACTACTTCATGGAAGTCCATACAGGAATCTCTAATTTTAGAGCCTGAATTTAGACTTTATGAAAGTGCTGCCAAAGAAGTCAGAGAAAATCTGGCCAAGCAGCTAGGCATGACATTAGAGCAATATGACGAAAAGCTCCATTGGGGTTTTTCCGAATTTTACGATTAGGAATCTATGGCAAAGAATTGGATTCAAAATGCGATTAAGAAACCGGAATCACTTAGAAAAGAGCTACATATTAAAAAAGGTGAAAAGATTCCGGCAAAAAAGTTAAATGCAGCTGCTAAAAAAGGTGGAAAAGAAGGCCAAAGAGCGCGTTTAGCTAAGACACTAAAAGGATTTCACCATTAATAGGTAAAAAATGAAAACATTAGCCGTATTATCAATTCTGAATTTAACATCTCTTTTTGCAGATTACCATGATCCTGTAGCATCCTTCCATGTCGATGCAACCGATTATAAAGGTATGCCAGAAGCTCATTTAAGCTTTAATCATCAATCAACTTTCGAAGTCGAAGACAGTACAGCAATTATTTTACATGGTTTAATCAACCCCTATTCGCCTAAAACGTTCCACAATGAGCTAGGGATTGGCTTTCGAAGATTATACGAAAATTTCGGCTTTGGAACGAATATTGTCTATGCCCATCGAAACAGCTTTGGGTTTTTTAATCATCATATTATTCCTGGTATTGAGCTTTTCTACGATCATTTCGGCCTAATCTACAATCGATATGTGCCTATTAAGTCTCGTGTTGAATTCGAAGATATGAAATACTTGTTCCATGATGTATCTGAGCTCTCCTTATTTTATCGGCCTTCGAAAAAATACGAATTTAGTGTTACTCCGCATTTCAATCACCAGACTAAACGGGTCGGAATCCGTGGAGACATTAGCGCATTTGTTCATGACAACGTCCAGCTCTCTTTAACTCCATACTTTGAGTATAACGTACAAAAAGGACTAAAATTGTCTGTTGGATATCACTTCGGTGGTGTACCAAAACTTATCAATCATAAGATTTCCAAATCTCACGATTTTTACTTCACAACGGATAAAAAAGAGATTGCCAAAATTGCTGCTCCGAATCCTGCTGTATTAGTACCTTCTCCAGCTCCAATCATTATTCATCCTCCTTCAGATGAAAACGAAAAGCCTAAAGAAAACAAGAATTGGTGGGATCGTATCATCACTTGGAGAGTATCAGAGCAAGCTGCTAGCAAATAATAATTTGTTTTGATAGCTTGGGTTCATGGTTATAAAAAGACTCCAAGATCAGCTCGTCGTTTCTAAAGACAAAATCAAAAAAGACCCATCCAAGCTGGGTCAAGCTGTCTATGACATTCTAAACAAAGAACAGCAAGTGCAGACAGTCGAGCAGACTGTTGATGCTATGACTCCCAAGTATTTTGAGGAGCTTTCAAAAGCTGTAGATGAGGGGTGTAAGAAATTCGAATCCCCCTTTTATATCGTTGTACAAAGGAAAAAAGAAACGGTTGGTGGAGCTATCATGAATGTATTACATCATAAATACGTTACTCGCCAAACCAAACCGCGCGCTGTCTTTTTAAGAACTGAATTCCCAAATGCCGATCATGATCTCTATGAAGTCAATTCCGAAAAAGGAACAATGACGTTGGTCTATACTCTTCCTAATGCACAAGATTCAAAGACCATTCTGAAGAATTCCGAAATGTATGATCCAAAGCTCGTCGAATGGATTGTCGCTTATAATCAGGGCATCCTTGATCCGAAAGTGATTGACCCCGAAAATGTGACCATTTAACCACCTCGAAATCTCTTTCGCCAAGTCCAAATGAATCATTTTGAAATAGCCTTACTATAGGCTTTTCGCCGGGTAATTTCACCCATACTAAAGATCCGTTTTCTGGTAATTCGTCTAAATTATTCCAAATCATGTATTAGTACCTGTTTTGTTGCCGAGTAAAAATCCTACTATTGTTTGAAGCATTCCTTCCAGATGATTGGTTCTGTTTTCAAGAGAGCCTAATTTCTCTTCAACTTTCGTCAATCGATTGCTGATTCCTTCCAATTTGGTTTCAATTCTTTCAAAGCGAGTGTCAATCTTATCAAATCTTTTATCAAATGAACTCTTAATAAGGAAAAAACTTCCTACAGCAGAGCCAATAGTAGTTACAATTGTTGCAATATCCATATTTACCTCACTGCGATCTTAACTATTCTCCCGCATTCTTGAATATATGTAAAAATAATTTGACATCTTATTACCCAGTGTATCAAATTAAAAATTGAAGTTGACATATCCTGAGGTGTGACGCCTCTCAACTTCGCTTATAGGCAGAAAAGAGATTCGCCATCTCAAAGGAATGCACATGCCAGAAGATGAAAACATTGAGGGTGTAGAGCCAGAAGTGGCCGAGGTTGTCCCCCCAACCGAATCTAAAGAAGGTGCAGAAGAAAAGCTGAAGGCCGAGTCCTTTGCGAGAAAGTCGGAAGACCAAGATCGTAACTGGAAAGAAACCCGACGCAAAATGCAAGAACTTGAAAGAAAAGCTAAGGAACAAGAAGAGCTCATCGCTCAGTTAAAGACGCCTGCAAGGCCTCCAGAAGTAGATGAACTAGACAAGCTCGGCGACGAAGATATCGTCACTAAAGGCCAAGCACGAAAGCTGGCTGCAAAAATGGCCGAAGAAATTGCCTCAAGAGTCATCCGCGAGCGTGAAAACGCAACTGTAGAAGATAGGCTCAATCTTAAGTTCCAAGACTTCAATCAAGTGGTAACAAAAGAAAATATTGAACTTTTAAAAGAAACCGAACCAGAACTTGCAATGTCCTTAGCGCAAAATACCGACCAATACAGTCAGGGGATTGCGGCCTATAAGTTACTGAAAAGACTAGGAATAGGAGAACCAGAAATGCCAAAAGAGCCTCTGCGTGAAAAACAGAAAGCAATTGCCAATTCTCAAAAACCTGTTTCTGTTAACGCAGTCACAAAATCTAGTGCCATCGGCAATGCCCATATGTTTGAAAATGGTCTCACAAAGGAACTTAAACAGTCTCTTTGGGAAGAAATGGAAAGAGCGCGCAAGGGTTACTAAGTTCCGGTTCATAACAACGGAAAAATGACTTATGTCAATTACGACAACAAGCGTTCTCCCAGCACCAGTTCAACAATCATTCAGCTTTAAGCTGTTGAGCGTGCCAGTTCCTTACATGATCCATAAAATCCCTGCGGATTTAAAGGCCATGCCAAGAAACGGCGGAACTACGCTGAGAATGAGACGCTATAATCCGCTGGCAACTTCGCCAGTACCGCTTGGGAACAGTGGAATTACACCTCCTCCCCAACAACTTACATCTGTAAACATTGATGCACAGATGGACTTTTATGGAACTTACATACTTTTGAACGAACAAGTAACTCTTCAAAACCAAGACCCAGTCTTGAATGAAGCCACTCAACGTTTAGGAGTAGCTCTTCGTCAAACAGAAGACCAATTGATGAGCTCTATGCTTGCATCAACTGCTTCCTTCATTAACTGCGTTGGTGGTACAAACGGAGACAATCCTACTGAAGTCACACGTTCAGACGTTGATACAGTGATCAGAACTCTCCGCGGAAACAATGCTTATTCATTCCTTTCAGGAGTTGAAGGGCAAGATAAATTTGGAACAGCTCCAGTACGTGATGCTTATTTTGGTCTTGGTCATACAGACCTGATTGGCCAATTGGATAACGTTTCTGGATTTATCCAAAAATGGAACTACCCACAACAATCTTCTACTCTGGATTCAGAGTGGGGAACAGTGGCTAACATCCGTTTCCTTCTGTCTTCTATTGGAAGCATTACACCTAATGCTTCTTTATTAGGTGCTAACGTCTATAACATTTTCTGCGTCGGTCGTGAAGCTTATTGCTCAATCGAACAAGATGGTTATAGCGCTCAGTTCATCTATCGTCCGCCTATTTATGATTCACCATTAGCTCTCAACGCTTCTGTTGGCTATAAATTTGCCGAAGTTCCACGCATCACAAACGATACCTGGGTGTTCAATCTTCGTTGCACCCTGTCATCATAAGGAGATAACTATGTCATACTCATACGCATCTGCCGTGACAGGAATTGTAACTCAAGGAACTACTGCTGCTACTCTTAATATCCCCGTACCTGGTTTTGGAGATATTTTGAAATTTGAAGTTTGGAATGAAACTCAATTTGGATCAGCAGCTGCTAATACTAATATGGTCGCGGCCTATTGGTATAAGGACATGTTAAATGGTTCTGCTTTTGTTAATAACAAAGCTTCAGGTTCTGCTGCTGGTGTAACCCTTAATATGGTTACAACTAACGGCTTCACATTGATCGACCCAAATGGTCCTCAATTACAAGCTGCTAAAACAGGAACTGCTATCACTGCTGCTAACCCTGCTGTAGTCACTATGACTTCACATGGATATAGCGTGGGCGATGTTGTTCGCTTAACAAACACTACTGGAATGCTCCAAATTGCTGGTCTTGATTTCACAGTCACAGCAGTTGGAAGTGCTAACGCATTCACATTGGGTTATCTTAATGCTTCTGGTTTTGCTGCTCCTGCAACAGCTGTAACAGCAAGAAAATTGAACTTCCAATCTCTTTATGTTCCTCGTAGAGCGCAGATTACCGCTGTCGGTACTGCTACTTCACTGGGCGTATCTGGAGCAGGAACTTCAACTATTTTGACTTTAGCGGTTGCTAACCAATTCACAGTTGGCCAAGCAGTTAGAATCTATGTTCCAACAAGCTTTATTACAGCAGGATCTAATCCTTTTGTAAATCCAGGCATTTTGGGCACAGCTTCTACATCTCAACAGATTGTTGCTGCTACTATTACAGCGATCGGCACTGCTGATGCTGGTGGTATCACCAACACTATTACTGTCAACATCGACAGTACTGGTACAACTGTTGCGTTCCCAACATCAGCTGTAGCTGCAACGGGAATTCAGTTCCCATTTGTAGAACCAGTTGGTGAAGCTGCTACGACTTCTGCTGGTGTTGTCAACCCACAAAACTTGTTGGATGACAGAACTCAGAACGTAGGCAACTACATCATGCAGCTCGGATCAAGCGTATACGGTGTCGCTAGCGATACTTTACGTTGGTTCTGCTGGCGCGGTGCAGTAAATAGTTAATAAACTAGGGGGAGAAATCCCCCTTTAATTACGGAGAAATAATGGCAAAAAATATCAATGTAGCTTCGACTGTAACACCTATAGTTACCGGATTACATGTCTCAAAAGAGACGAAAGAATTAGCTCGCGAAAAGATTAAAGATCTGATCGCAGAAGAAACAAAGCTTGTAAAAGGAATCTTCATTAATTATGAGACTCCTGGAGCTGCTGCAACAATCACAATTAGAAAATACCCTGGGGTTCCTACATTTACGAAATCCATGAAAGATGGAGAGATGTATGAAGTACCTCTTTATGTTGCTCGATTTTTAAATGGAACTGACGTTTCTGTCGGCGCTGTTGACAATCCAAATAAAGGCTCACAACTCATCGGAACATGTCAATATGGTGTTCATGGGTGGAAAATGGATCATGCTAACGATCTCAAACCAGGTATTGATGTTGGCGGAACAGTTGTTCCTATTGCTGCGATAACTAAACGTGTAAAACGTTATGGATTCAATTCTGTCGATTTTGGTGGAGCACCTTAAGTGACCACTCCTCTTTGGCAACCTAACTATACCGCCATCAGTTCGATTACGAACGGTAACCCGGGTGTAGTCACGACCGCAACGGATCATGGCTACTACTCTGGTTTGATAGTTCAGTTTTTCTTTGGACCGAGATTTGGAATGCAGCAATTGATTGGAAACACCTACACGATCGTAGTTCTGACTCCAACTGCCTTTTCAATTAATGCTAATACCATTGGATTTGATCCTTTTGTCTTAGGAACTGCTCTACAAGTTCCTCAAGTAGTGCCTGTCGGTGAAGTGGCTTCTACTCTTAAAAACGTAGAAAAAAACTTACTCAATCCAACCCCCACATAAAATTATGTCCATAGGATTACCTAATACACTTTCCGATATCATAACCAAGGTTAGAAGGGTCACTGGTCGTCCTTCTCAAGCTCAGCTCAGCGATACAGAGATCGTAAAATATATTAACACTTTCTATGTTTACGATATGCCTGAGCACCTCAAATTAGAATCTTTAAGATATAATTATGAGTTCCTCACCTCTGCTAATCAGCCAGTTTATGACTTACCCACTGACACATATTTGACATGCATGCCTCCTGTTTTCATTGCAGGATATCAGTCTTATATGACCCAAAGTCGTGAGAATTTCTTCCGCATCAACCCAGAATTGAACTTTGTTCAAAATGCAATCGCTGTGGGCACCAATTCTACTGGCCCTTATACAGCTCAGTTAACGGCCGCTTTCCCAAATACAAACACTAACCCACAAAACAGCCCAACAACAGCTATTCTTCAGGGAAATAAGCCGAACCCTCCAGGTGCTTACTCAACTTCTGTCGGGATATTCGATATTCCTGCTAAATTTCTTCAATGGAATGTTCTTATTTCAGCATTAGGAACACCTGACGCGACTTCAGGGATTGCTCCTTCAATTTCATTAATAGACGATGGGCAAGGAAATTTATTTGATGTGAACGATACCTCGACTGTCCCAGCTGCCAGACGAGGAACTGTGAATTACTTAACTGGCGCTGTGGCGATCAATGCTACCGGTTTTTCATCTCCGATTCCTACTGGAAATCAGATTAATGCCCAATATATTCCGTATGTTCCTTCTAGACCACAATCTGCGATTTTCTTCCAAGATCAAATCATGTTATATCCTATCCCTGATCAGGCATATACAGTGTCATTTGAGGTCTATAAATATCCTGCAAGTTTTACTGTAGCTGCTGATGGAACTTTTAATGGAACACTGCAACCACAGCTGAATGAATGGTGGCAACTTCTGGCTTATGGAGCTGCTGATAAAATCTTTGCTGATAATGCCGATTTCGAAAATATGGCAAAATTTAGGCCTCTTTTAGATGAACAGATGAATCTAGTCTTAAGAAGAACGATAGTTCAACAGACATCAGAAAGAACCGCTTCAATTTATACAGAGCAACAGGGATTCGGGCAATTTGGTTTTGGAAACAATTTCTCAAGTTTCTAAAGATATTATTTGGTAGGATGAGGTTAACATATAAACTTTATTTGAGGTCTCATGCCTACATATCAACCAAATATACCCCAAGCTTCGAACCTAATCAGTATTAGCCAAAATGACATTCTCGAAAACTTCCAACAGTTGAACACTGCATGGAATGTCGACCATTCAGCTTTCAATTTAGCAAGTCAAGGTCAACATACAAAGGTTACTTTAACAGCTCCAATAGCCAATCCCAATAAAGCAACACCAATTGCTTCCCTTTATACTAAAGCTGCCCCTACAACGATTCTTTCAGATCTATATTATCAGAATAACTCTACATCGAATGATGTCGTTCAGTTAACCGGCGGGGGAATAACTTCAGCCGCCTGGTGTTATTTTAATGGAGCTACAGGCGCATTAATCACAGGATATAATGTAACATCCACCTCTAGAACAGCATTAGGAAGTTATACAATAAACTTTACCCGTAGTTTTTCTAGCACAAATTATGCCGCTATTATTAGTCCCAATATGGCAGGGAATGGGGGATTTGCAATTAAATTGGTAAATGCAGCACCAAATACCACCAATTATTCGTTTGGGATTCAAAATCAGACAAATGCATTTAGTGATGCTACAGTCGTTTCAGCTGTATTTTTTGGTGTTCTTTCATGAGTAACGTAGCTAAACCTTATCTTATAGCTACACCTAGGGTCGGTCTTGAAAGAGACATGGAACCTGAATGGATTCCAGAAGATGCATTTCCGAATTTAGAAGATTGTTACATGTTTCGAGGGCGCGTTCAAAGAAGAAAAGGTCTACTTTCATTAGGGCGACTAGTCACTACAGTTGGCGGCGTCGACACATTTAATAATCAGCCTGTGATGGGGCTTCGAAATCGCGAACTCACGACAATTAATGTTGAACAACTCATCGCATTTGACACCATCAAAGCCAATGCATTTTCAAATACAACTCAGCTTTTCACAGACATTTCATTTTACAAAACGAGTGGGACGGCATTTTCGTGGACTGGAACAAATTCAGACTTCTTTTGGACAGTCAATTATTTGAATGCCTTTTGGGCTACTAATCATGTTAGAGGTTTCCAATCTACCCCGACAGCTACAATCCCTGGTAGTGGTGATGGCATTAGGTGGTATGATGGGACTGGTTGGATCAATTTTTTACCTCAAGTTGATGGCACTAATTTCTTAATGGGATCACTTCTAATTGTTACATATCGTAATAGATTGGTGATGCTTAACACGACTGAAGGGACCGCCATAGGAGCTTTTACCAATTTTCCTCAAAGAGCTCGTTGGTCTCAAAATGGAACTCCTTATTATGATGCTAATGTGCCAGCTGGTTATACTGGCGGGAATAATGCAGATGCATGGCGAAGTGATCTAGTTGGAAGAGGAGGATTCATTGATGCTCCAACATCTGAACAAATCATTTCGGCTGAATTTTATAAAGACACTTTAGTCGTATTTTTTGAACGATCGACTTGGCAACTGCGTTATACTGGGAATGAAACATTGCCTTTCATTTGGGAAAGAATCAATGTCGAATTAGGCGCTGAAAGCACATTTTCAATTGTTCCTTTCGATTCCGGAATGGTAGCTGTTGGAAATTACGGAATTGTTTCATGTGATGCAACAGGCGTAAAACGAATTGATCAAATTATTCCCGATGAAGTTTTTGATTTTCATAATGGAAATGATGGACCCAAAAGAGTTTATGGAATTCGAGATTACTCACAGCAGCTGGTTTATTGGACGTTCCCAAATGCAGACAATAACCCCACATTCCCAAATAGAGTTTTGGTCTACAATTATATCGATGGCTCCTATGCTTTTTTCAATGATTCTTTGACATGTTTTGGAACCTATCAGTCATCGAATGATGTAACTTGGGCCAATCTTCCTGTTCCTTGGCAATCTTATATTCAGCCTTGGAATTCAGGCGAATTACAGTCCGATTTCCCTTTGATTGTGGCTGGAAATCAACAAGGATTCGTTTTCACCAATTATAACGCTGCTTTCATCATTAATCCCCCTTCTTTATTTTTAACCAATATCACACAAGCAAATCCTGCTGTTGTAACTTCGCCCAATCATAATTTAAAAAGTGGCCAAGTGATTTTGATTTCGGGTGTGGTTGGAATGACGCAGGTGAATGGTAATTTCTATCAAGTTAACTCACCCACTACAAATTCATTTTCACTTAAGCAATTAGTAAATGGAAATTGGGTGAATGTCGATTCCACTACATTTACCCCCTATGCATCAGGGGGTTTCATCACAGTTCATAATAATTTCAATATCACGACGAAAAAATTCAATCCATTTCTCCAGGATGGCGATCAATTGCGATTGCAGTCTGTTGACCTTTTCTTAGAAGAGGCGACAAGCACTGAATTCACAATGAATGTATTTCTCGATGATAATGATAACGAGGCAGTCCAAACCACAGTCGTTCCTTTTAGCTCTCAAGTTGGAAGTAAAGTTTGGTTTAGAAATTACACTTCAGTAATTGGTCAATTCGTTCAGCTTGAAATGTTTTTCGATGATGAGCAAATGGTCGATACGAATTTATCATCAGGCGATGTAGTGATCCATGCTATGATGCTTTGGATGACTACTTCAGGCCGTTTGACGTATGGGACATTTACATGACCACATTTCAACCAGCCAATTCAAATGCTATTTTCTTGCCTACAACCATTCAATATCCTGAAGATCCGAAAGAGCTTTTAGAGCGTTTGAATAAAGCCTATGAAGATACGGCTACGAGACTGAATTCAAAACAAATTGGAATATTTGATTTAGTTGAATTCTTGACTGGTGAACAGTGGCCTGTAATTGGGAATCCTCAACAAAAAAGACAGACATTTCGAAAAGTTTTCAATTTTGGTGCAATTGCTCCTGGAGCAACATTAACGATTGCTCATGGATTAACTGGAGTGACTGCTTACACCCATATTTATGGGACTGCAATCACGAACGTAGTAGATAACCGACCCATTCCTTATGCCTCAGCGACACTAGTTACAAATCAAATTGAAATCAATGTGGATGGGACCAATATCAATATTATCAACGGCGCGACTGCCCCAGCGATAACTTCAGGATTCGTAATTTTAGAATATCTCAAGAACTGACGCTTCATCCAAGGATCGAACTTGGGACAAACGGCTTAACAGGCCGCTGCTCTGCCGCTGAGCTAATGAAGCAATGCTAGCGAAAGGAATTGAACCCTCAACCGACCGCTTACAAGGCGGTTGCTCTACCATTGAGCTACGCTAGCGTTTCAAATAATAACTATAATGCTATAATACAGAAAAATAGGTACCTTATGGCTGCTATTCTCGGCGCACTTCTTCCTGCTTTAATCTCCGGTGGTCTTGGAGCTGCCTCTGCTTTTACTTCAAAAAAGGGTGGATTAAAAAAAATCCCCAATATGTCTCCTCAGCAACAAGGACTGCAAAACCAAATTCTACAACTTCTCCAGGGGCAACTAGGACAAGGAGGATCTTTTGGTCAAGCCCAAGGATACCTACAAAACTTATTATCTGGAAGTCCTCAAGCTATGCAATCTTTTGAAGCACCAGCTATGCGACAATTCAACGAACAAATAGTTCCTGCTCTAGCAGAGAGATTTTCAGGTCTAGGTGCAGGTTCTCAATCATCATCAGCCTTTCAGCAAGCATTAGGTCAAGCCGGAGCAGGATTAGCAGAAAACCTTCAATATCTGCGATCAGGTCTACAAGGCGATGCTGCAAATTCTTTGCTAAATCTTCCTACCAATTTCTTAGGTTCAGCTTTCCAAAGCCCTTTTTCCTATATGCAGAAACGGGGTGGCGGAAGACTTTCTGACATCTTAGGATCTTTTGGTCAAGGTATGGCTCCTGGTTTAGGACAATTGAGCGGTTATAACGCATCTAAATTCTTTTAATAGGTAAAATATGGTCCAATTCTTCGAAGAATTACCTGATGCGGGAATTCAATCTGCTCAAGCTATTGCTAAAGGTTTTGGCGGTGGGTTAAGTCAAGGTATTAAGACTGGACTTGCTCAGCAGTTAAGTGGTTTTCTCCAACAAAAGAAAGAATTGGGTAAGGTCGCTTCTAATATTAATATGATGGCTAAGCGTTATGGGAAGGAAGCTTTCTTGCCTGAAAAATTAGCCGAACTTCAACAAAGAACATCCGAATTAGTTCAACAAGGGAATTTGTCAGCCCAAGATGCAGCTTTGCTCGCTTTTCAAGAAAATGATCAAAAGTCTGCATTAGATTCTTTAAAAGAAAAGTCTAGTCCATCAGGAATTAAAAAGTTTCTGCAACATCGTTTAGAAGATGTAAAAGGAGCTGCTTCTCAATTTCTTAATCCATTTGCAAATCTTTTAGATACTGCTTCAGACATTCAAGATTTGACTCAAACTCCTGAAAGATTTCTCCTCGATAAGATCCGAGGGGAGAGTGGAAATGATTTCTTTGAAAAAGAAAAGGAAAGAGCCGCTAAACGGACCAGTTTTCAAGATGAGTTAACTAAACTAACTAATGGAAGAAATCTTCCTCAGAATGAAGCTGATGCTCTTATTCAATCTTGGATAGGGGGTGGTTTTCCAGGTGCTGTGGTACATGGATATAATAAAGCCAAAGAATACCTGGGGATTGAAACACCTGAATGGGTACGCCCTGTTGAAGACGCATTATTGTTTACTTTAGCTATAAAGGGAGGCGGTAAACTCAAATTGCCAAATTTGAAAGCCAATCAATCTATATTCAAAAAGGCTGAAAATCTTGCTCAAAAGTCTGGTAAATCTCCTGAATTTGTTATTCAAGAAGCGGCAAATGAAGCAGGGGTCGATTTGAAAAAGGCAGCGGCGGGGGATGCGACTGAAATTAACAAATTGAATAAACGAATTTCGAAAGAAGCCATAGGCTCCGAAAAAGTTACGGCTGCCGAAAAAGTTGTTTTCAACCCAAAAGAAGCTATAAAGCAACGAGAGTCCTTTGGTCGAAAATTACAATCCGAATCTTCACCTTTGTCTGAATATTTCGAACCAGAAAAAACAGTAGAACATCGCCCTGAAACTTTAGAATCTCAAAAGAGAATTACTGAAGAACTTACACCTAAAGTAGAAAAATTAGAAAAGTCTATATCTCTAAAAAGAGACGAAATTCGAAAGTTGCAGGCGTCTAGAAAGTCGCATTCAGGGAATAATCTCGATAGAATTGATTCTGTTATTTATGGTGAAAACAAGATTTTAGATAAAAAGCTGAATGAATTGGAAGATTTGAAATATGAATTGCGGCATTTCAGAAAGCGACCAACTGAGGCTGAAATTGATTCGGCGATAAAGAAAAGCGGCGAATCTTTCCTTCAAGAAGCTCGAAATCCAACAGCTGATGGTTTAAAAAAAGCTCAAAGACAATTGGATTTAGATAAGCAATATATTGAGAAGGCTCAAAAGATTTTAAATCGAGGCGAATTGCCCGGTGAAATTCGACCTGATACCCATATCAAAATGAAACAGAAATATCTTGAGGGGTACAATTCATTAATCAATACTATCAAGGAAGAAGTTAAGTCTTTAAAAATGGCAAAAGATGCTGACTCTTTACGACGTCTTTCGGAGAATCGTGAGGCTATTAACCATCTTGAAAATCGCTCAAAAAGACTGAAATCAGACATCGTCAATCAAACAGATAAGATCAAAACCATGCGTGGATTAGAAGGTCCCTCGGGAGCCTTTTATAAGCATCAATTGAAAGACCTCCGAAAAGATGTTGCTCAATTTCAAAATGACTTTTTCAAACACGTTAAAGAACGTTCTATCAAGCAGCAAATAACTTCCAAAACTGGGGAAACTTCAATTAAAGAATCCGGAAAAGAATTTGAAAAGGCCATTAAATTGGGTGAAGATTTTGGGAAGAATCCCACAAAAGAAAACATCCAAAAGATAGCTGATGAAACAGGAATAAAGCCTGAACAAATCAAAAAAGAAACTGGTGAATTGAAGGATATTTTGAAAGAGCGGGCGGAACGTTTGAAGGCTGGGAAAGGAACAGAACAGGATATTCAAAAGACTGGAAAGGGAATTAATAAGGCTTATCATTCATTGGAAGGTAGAACCAAGGCTGTTGCTAAAGGAATAGCAAAGAGTTTTGCTATAGGCGTTCTTAAGGGAATAGTAGAAAATGAATTTGGAGAAAAAATTCCTTCTAAATATATAACTTTAGGATACACCATTTTAGGAAAACCAGGTACTTCTCGTTATGCCGGTCGTTTTATTGGAATTGGTTCAGGGACTTCTGTAGTCGATTGGATATATAATAAAATAGAATCTTCAAAGTTGAAAGAGCTCAGAAAAACACCTAACGAATATACGCAATATATACAAAGCTTAAAAAAAAGGTATGGTGCAAAAAGGGTTAGCAAAATTATAGAAGAATCAAAATAAGAAAGCTGCACCCAACATAATTACAAGAATAATGGCGCCAGCTTGAAATTCGGTAGGATACCATTCATTGTAACCGCCTTCTTCAATTATCAAATCTAACTTTCTATTGATTTCTTCATTTTCCATATATTTTATCCTGCTGATATTTCAGCTCTTGTTCCTCTGTTATAGTGAACTCTTTATTTATCCTGTCCTGAACCTCTTCGTAAGTGGGTTCACGTTTTAATTCGATACTCATCAATTCGTGAAAGTCCCAATAGAGAGGATCATCCACCTTTCTTTTCCAATTGTTCAATTTTAATCTCAATTGCTCTAGTTCTTTCTTTGATATCTGACATATCTTTATGTATGTCGCGATATCCTTGCCAAAATGTAATTAGAAAAGAAACTATACCAAGATAAAGCATTATATTATTCAAATCAACTCTGAATTTTTCTTTTTCAGGCTTAATTTCTTTTTCCATGGAAGCTCCTATAAATACCTGAAACCAGAATAACAGCACATGCTAAATAATAGGCTGTAGTTAAAGCTGTCCAGTTCATAAATTCCTCCTATTTCCTCTATATTATACCCTACCATTTCCTATAGAGCAAGTCATACAAATTTATTTTCTTAAATAATCTTTTGACAAACATACCCACCCTTGATAGTGTAAAGTTAAATCTTTAACCATGGGGTAAGGACTTATGCCACAAAAGCTAAGACCACAGGCTGAGAGCCTATACGGCTTCCCACAGCCTACGCAATCGAATCTTCTCGCACCAATCATCTCAAGACGAGCACCTGCAGCATCCGATACTGGATACTCATTAGGTCAAGAATGGATCGATAAGGTTGCTGGAAACGCATACCAATTAGTTCAAGTTGCTGCCGGATCTGCCACTTGGGCAGTTTTAGGCGGAGTAACTTCAGCCCTCAATACAATCAATAGTTTATCTCCTACAGCTGGAAATATAAACATTGTTGGAACTGCTAACCAAATTTCAGTAGCTAATGCTAGCTCGACTGTTACATTAAGCCTTCCTTCTGCAATTACGACACCTGGTTCTTTAACTACAACGACAACTCTAGCTGCTGGAACCTCTTTTTCAGCTGCTACTACGATCACAGCTGGAACTGGAATTACTTCCACAACCGGTAACATTGCTGCTTCGTCAGGAAATGTTAGCGCAAGTGGTACGGTAACTGGCGGAACAGGCGTAACAGCAACAACAGGAAACGTTACTTCATCAGCTGGAGACTTAGTTGCTTCCACTGCTGCAAAAGGTGTGGTTCTTGGTGGCGGAGCTAAGGTTGTTTGCGGTACAGGAGATCCTAACGGAAGCGTTACAGCTCCTCAAGGATCATTATACCTTAACTTAACTGGAAATAGCACTTCTACAAGAGCTTTCATAAATAGCGATTCAGGCACTACCTGGGTAGCTGTTACTACCGCTTCATAAGGAGGGCCCATGAGCTCCAATGTAAAAAATCGGCCCTTCAATCGGCTAGATGCGCAGAACTATGTTATCTACGACTCGGTAGATGACTTAGCTTTCTTAGGTGATTATTTAGCGGGAACTAACCTTATTTATAAGGGATTTGCTAGACCAGGATCATCTACTGCTAATGCTGTTTGGCAGATCGCTAAACTTGCTTATGACGGCAATAACAACGTTATTTCGATTAAGTGGCCTTTAACGTCGGATGGAGTTGCATCTAACGATTACGAATTCATATGGGCAAATAGAGCGTCTTATACCTACGTCTGAAGGAGACTAAATGACAACCTCACTGAAGTTTAATCCCTTTACTAAGAAACTAGACTATGTAGGCAGTGGAGGTGGTCCAGGTTCTGGAATTCTCACCATTAACACTATCGGTCCTGATGGTGGTGGTGACTTTACATTAGAGTCTTTAGACGGTTCAATCACATTCGCACCTGTAGCTAATGGATTAAATCTTTCTGCAACAGCTACTGGAACTACTTCTTATGTTTTAGATGCAGGTGGACCTGTCTCTCCGGTTGCTGGCGTTTTAACTTTAAATGGTATTGGCGGTAATACGACAGGCACTACGGGTGCTGGTGAAGTCTATGTTAATAACCTAAGATGGCTCACTTCTTTTGTCGTCGATGCAAACGCAACGCCTGGACAAAATGCAACTTACCAAACCATCCAATCCGCTATTAATGCCGCTTTTACAGCTGGTGGTGGAGAAGTTGTTATTCGAGATTCTGCAACTCCTTATACAGAGAATTTAACTCTTAGAGCTAACGTAAACATTTCATCACTGACTCCTGAAGGAAGAATCACGAATTTTGGTGGTTATGGAGTCACGATTGCGGGTAATCATACCCTATCTGGCAATGGTTTAGTCTCTTTTAAAGGGATTAATTTTACTTCGACTGCTGGAACAACCATTACAGCTACTGGGGCGACAGCCCTAGGGGGAATTGCTTTCATTAATTGCGGAGCAAACGTAACAGGAGATTTTTCTAATCTTTCTGCTTCTGGAGGATTCTCAGTTATTTCGGCTATCAGCACTGGTTTTACAGCTACAGGATCTGTTTGCGTAGTAGGAGCTGGCTGTGTATTTGCTTCATTTTCTTCTCAATTTACTAGTACTGGAGGAACAGCTTTTGTTGCTACAGGAAACTGTACGATTCAAGGTTCCACTGTTAGTGCTTTAAATACAGCCGTAGAAATTGTAGACGCTGGAGGATCTTTCCAATTCGACGATTGTCAAATTGGTTCGACAACAGGGGCTCTATTTACCGCTGCTGGTCAAGGAACTTCATATAATACCACCTGGAACTGTAATACTTTGACTGGTTTTTATGTTGATGGTCCTGCGGGAACTTATGCTTATAACAATGATACTGTAGTTGGCCCAGCTAGATTAATCGCATCAGGTCTTACTCAAAATCGATCTGTTTGGAGACCGAGAGCTCTAACTGCTGCTGCTGCAACCACAGATCCTATCTATGGGGTTTGTGCTTTTGATAGTTCAACTTTTACAGCGACCGACGGATTTATCCAATTAGCTGGAGGATCGGGCCCTGCAATTCAGACTTTAACCCCTGATTCTGGCGGACCGATAGCACCGGTAGCAGGCAATATCAATCTACAAGGACTAGGCGGAAATGTTACTGGCTCTCTAGGTGCCGGAGAGGTCTATGTTGACAATGAATACTGGCACTCAGCTTATGTCGTAGACGTTGCAACCACACCAGGTTTACGCGGAAGTTATACAACCATCCAATCTGCGATTGACGCAGCATTTACAGCTGGCGGAGGCAACGTTTTTGTCCGTCCTTCATCTACACCTTATGTTGAAAATCTTACATTTAAAAATCAGGTCAACCTTTTTAGTACGGGTGGAGATGGCCGTCTAACACAATTCGGAGCCTTTACAGCAGCCGTACAAGGAAATCATACCGTTGGTGAAGGTGTTTTATGCACAATCGAAGGAATTGGATTTACTTCATCATCTGGCGATGTCTTTACTGTCACTGCCGGAGCGGCACCAGCAATCGTGGGTCTAAGGTCTTGCGGTATTGTAGCCGCAGGAGGAACAAGCTTTGTTATTTCGACAACAGGCGGTGCCCCTGCAATTGTCAGCACTGAATCTTCAACTGTTACAAGTAATTCCTTACTAGCTAGTGTGGGCTCAGGTTGCATTCTCGCATGTAATCTTTCTGGCTTGTCTACAACAGATAGTATTGGTATTACCGCGGCAGCTAATGCTCAAATCAGTTTTAATAAGTCATCCCTTCAAGCCACAGATGTCGCCGTTGATCTAACCGGTTCTGGCGCAAATATTTCAGGTAGTTTCAACGATATCGGTGCTGGAATCGGCCTTAGAATGGTCGCAGGCGCGAGTGGAAGTTCCAGTAATAGCAATTGGTTCTGTAATGACGTTTCAGGTTTTTATATTACTGGTGCAGGTAGCTATCTCTATGCAAATGACAATATTCAAGGATCAGCTCAAGCTATTGATCCGGGTATTACAGCAAGTAATGCACGTTGGAGACCTAGAGCTCAAGCAATAGCATCTCATTCTACAAACGCAGACTATGGAGTTTGCGCATTTGATAGCGCGTCCTTTACTGTTAACGATGGTTTCGTTCAACTAGCTGGTGGTGGTTCACCTGTTACTGCATTTAATCTAGATACTGGAGGCCCAATTAATCCTGTTGCAGGGGTTATTACCCTCAATGGTATCGGTGGAAATATTACTGGAACAACGGGTGCTGGCGAAATCTTTGTCGATAACGAATTCTGGTTATCTCCTTACGTTGTAGATCCTAATACAACGCCTGGTTCTAGAGGAAGCTTTTCAACGATTCAAAGTGCTATTGATGCTGCTAACGGAGCTGGTGGCGGAACAGTCTATGTACGCCAAGGCACCTATACAGAAAACCTTGTTCTTCATCCCAATATTAGCATTATTGGCGTATGCGTAGATGGAATACCTGGTCAATTAGGAGACACCAATGTTCCTAAAGTGGTCGGTAATATCACTTACTCGGAAGCGGGTGCCTGCCAAATCGAAAGAATGTACTTACAAGCCACAACGGGCACCGTTCTTGAGATCAATAATACAGCCGGCCAAGGCTTTGTTTTAATTAGAGATTGTACAGTCGAAGCTTTATCGGGAGATGATTTTAACTTAGCCACAACAGGTGGTGGAACAGGCGTACTCTTCGGCTTAAATTCTCTCTTCTTAGCTACAGGATTTGTAGGTCAAGTCAATGCCGATGGTTCAGTTCAATTAGAGGAATCAACCCTAAACACTTCAGGAAACGTAGCCTTCGATGTAAAAGGCTTCTGCACTATTGTTCGATCTGTAATTGCTGCCACAAACGTAGGGCTTGATATTACGGCCACAACGGGCGTTGCAGGCATTACCTATTCAACAATATCATCCGCAATCGGCGCTAGTTTTACAACCACAGGAACTATCTCTTCCCAATGGAATAACTGGCAATGTAACGACCTAGGCGGCTTCTATATTACGGGAGCTGGAACATATCAATATAACGATGACAAATTGTATGGAACTGCGACCGATATTGATCCAGCCACTAGCGTAACCAACCCTCAATGGAGACCTAGAGCTACTGCGGCAGCTAATGCTACTTTAGCTTATGCAGGTACCGCAAGCTTTGATTCGGGTGACTTTACAGTTACCGATGGATTCGTCCAGCTCAATGGATCAGGCAATGGAACTACGACTACAGTTGGTGCTGTAACAGGCAATGTGATCACTATTCCTTTGGGAGCCACTCCAGGTACTTATCAATTTGAAGCTAGAGTCGCTGGCTTCGAAGCAACCACACCTGCATCTGCTGGTTATAACATCTATGCGACCATCCGAACTGATGGTGCAACAGCCACTTTAGTTGGCAACCAAGACATCTTCAATGAAGACACAGCCTTAGCGGCTGCGGATGCTTACTTTACAGTATCTGGAAATAACGCAGTCCTTCAGGTTCTCGGTGTCACTGCATTGACAATAGACTGGTCTGGTGAATCTAAATTGACCTTTGTAAGTTGAGGAAATATGGCTGGCTTTAATAAGACAATAATGTTCGCTGACAACGTAGACTTCACTGGTGGTGATGGAACCGTTGGGCAAGTTCTATTAGACGGTCAATTACTCATTGGTGCGACATCCCCTCCTCACATTAGAACTTCGACATTAACAGCCGGAACAGGAATTTCTGTTTCAAACGGAACAGGAACTATCACAATTTCTGCGACAGGAAGTGGACTGACTTGGAATTTACTTTCAAGTAACAACCCAACTGTTGCCAATAACGGATATTTCTTGGTTTCTCCAGGAGGTGTCATTTCTCTTTCTTTGCCTGCTTCTTCTGCTTTAGGAGATGTGGTAGAGATCGTTGTTCGAGGAGCTACAGGCTTTGTTTTAAATCAAGCGGCAGGTCAAAAGGTTTACATCGGGGCTAACTCCACTACAACCGGTGTAACAGGAACCATCACAAGTACAGCTCAAGGCGATTCTCTTAGACTCGTTTGTTCAGTTGCCAATCTTGAATGGAGTGTCGTTTCTTCAATCGGAAGTTTCACAATAGTATAGGATAAAAAATGGTCACAACAAACAGTCTAAATATCACCGCAACTGGAATCGTAAAGTATGATGGAGCAGGTAGCTTCACAGCTGATACCGTTACCAATCATGCCGTATTAGTAGGTGGTGCATCAAATGCTATCACTAGCGTCGGACCTCTTACCAATGGTCAACTTGCTATTGGATCTACAGGAGCTGATCCTGTTGCCGCAACACTCACTGCCGGAACTGGTATCAGTATTGGTACTGGAGCAGGTTCTATTACCATCACAAATACTGGCGCATCAGCAATGCCTTGGGTTGTTGTTACTGGCACTACACAAGCGATTGCAGTTAATACAGGATATACATCCAATAATGCTGGCGCAGTAACTTTAACACTTCCTGCAACCGCTGCTGTTGGTGATACTACAGTTATTACAGGTCTTGGAGCTGGTGGATGGGTTCTTGCACAAAACGCTTCACAACTTATTCATGTTGGATCAACTGTTACTACAACTGGTACTGGTGGATCTGTAGCTTCAACAAATGCTTTTGACTCTATTACCATCACTTGTGTAGTCGCTAATACGACATGGGTAACAAGATCAGAAGTTGGAAATTTAACAATCGTTTAAAGGATAAAATATGGCCTTCAATAATGCTGTAAACGCAAAACAACAAGGTACGCAATATCTATCTACCACTGGTACGTGGACTGGCGTTGACGGGGGTAGTGCGGGTAATGTTCTTACTTCAAATGGAACAGGTGTAGCTCCTAGTTTTCAGGCTGCTTCTGCTGGCACGTATTATTCATTAACACCGTATATTGTCGGTGCGGATGTCCATAGTCAATTTACAACGATTACTGCTGCGATTGCTCAGGCTGTTACTGACGGAGCTTCTGCAACAACTCCTGCCAATATTTACATTAAGCCAGGAGTTTATACTGAGAACCCTGCATTAGCAGATGGTATTAATCTTATAGGGTTTTCATCAGATGCTAGAGTTGCAGGATCTCATTTTTCTCAACCACCTCCTTCGCCTACCACTCGTCCTGTTGTAAGAATTACAGGACAATTGACTTATTCACCGACTACTGGAGCGGATTCTGCTGCGAGCGTAACTAACATTACAGTTCATCCTACAGCTTCTAATACTCATGCTGTCATCTTTACGGCTGATCCTGCTGGATTAGGAACGGATTATTTTTCGATGAATAATTGTGAAATGATAAGCACAGGAACAGGATCAGGATTAAATTTAGCGAGCGGCGGGAATCCCAATACTTATATAAATAATTGCTATTTGAACAAGCTTCTCGACAATAGCAACGGTATTTTTGCAGCTAACTTATGTTTTGTTAATGGCGTATCTGCTCTTAATGATTCTCTCGGAAGGGTTTTTAATTTCTGTACGTTGGTCGGGGCTGTCACAATTGTCAATACTAATGGACCTACCGAATTTTATAATTGTCAGCTTCAATCCACTATCAGTGTTGGAGCAGGAGCCGGGTTTGCTATCTATGACTGCCAATTAAAAGGAGCTCTTACATCTTCGACTCTTGTTAATTATGGCAATGTAAGTTTCTTGGGCGATGCAGGAATTGCTTCAGCAAGTGGAGGATGCGTAGGTCTCAATCAGCAATTTGGAAATACGATTCTTCAACAAACCCGGGCTGGAAGTGGAACTACTTCTATTAGCAATCAAGATTTTTACATCGGGAATAATAACACAGCAGTAGGAACATTTAGCCTTCCAAACACGAGTGTAGCCCAAGGCCAAGTATTCATTCTTAAAGATGAAGCAGGCAATGCCGGAACCAATAACCTAACTTTGAACGTAACTGGCGGTGTAAAAACCATCGACGGAGCTGCTTCTAAGACTATCACCACCAATTATGGCGTTCTTCGTGTGATGTATGACGGAACAAACTACTTTACCTGGTAAAAATGGTATTTCTAGATAAAAGCACTTTAACTTACCCCGCTACGAGTTCATTTCCAGGACGTTTCTGGTTAGATACTCGTGACCCTGTATCAGGAGTCAACGGCGATTATCGGCAGTTTAAGATTTCAGATATCTGGATTAATGAAAATACCAATGCTTGGCTGATGATTGCTAAAACAGCAACTTCTGGCACATGGATAGAAATCGCCACGACTTTAATGGGACTGGATACCTTAACGGGTAATACCGGTGGAGCTGTGGGTGTCGACGCTTCAAATAATATTAACATCATCGGAGCAGGGGATTTAACTGTTACTGGTAATCCTGGAACAAATACGCTGACTATATCCCAAAGTGGAGTAGTCGCTACTTCTTATGTTGAAAATTCTGGAACAGCTATTCCTGCCGGAGGAATTCTAAATGTACTTGGTGGAACTGGAATTTCTACAGTCGGTTCTGGTAATACAGTAACTATTAATGCAACTGGTGCTGTCCCTTTGACGTTCACAGAGAATGCAGGAAGCGCAACTCCAGCATTAAATAATCTCAACATTCTTGGGACTGGTGGTGTTACTACATCTGGCGCAGGATCTACGGTAACCATTACAACAACGGGTAGCGTAGCCACTCTTTATACTGAAAATTCTGGAACTGCAACTCCTTCTGGTGGAAACTTAAATATTGTAGGTGGAACAGGCATTACAACATCTGGGGCTGGCAGTACAGTTACTATCACAGCTACTGGTGTTAGTATTACTTGGTCTGTGATTTCAGCAAGTCAAACATTAGCTGTTAATCATGGATATGTTTGCGGTAGTGGAGGCACTCTTTCTCTAGCTCTTCCTGCCACTTCAGCTGTGGGTGATATTATTGAAGTAACGTTGGATGGATCAACTGGGTGGATTATAACTCAAGCAGCAGGACAGCAAATTAGACTGGGTAACAGCACTTCTACATTAGGTGTAGGCGGAAGTCTTGCTTCAACTGATCAAGGTGACACTCTTCGTATGGTATGCCGGACAGCGAATACTCTGTGGGTCGTTCTGAGTACAATGGGAAATATTACGGTCGTATAATGAACGGATTCATCTATATCACTTTAGGCTTCATTCTCTCATTCGTCGGCGATGTGATCATCTGGTCTAGAAAAAACTGCGACTAGCTAAACTTCAAGTTATCATCTAAGAGATCTTGAGTTCCTCTATACTTCTTCACGAAAGCTGATAAGACACTTCCTGCTTCCTGAGTATTGACCTCAACAGTGACTCGATTGATGATGTCTTTATGAATGGTCTCGATAAACTCAATCATTAATGCTCGAGAAACTTCTTCTGCCATCTCAGGAGCAAATGCTTTACACCACAACGTCCAAATGAATACTGAATTCTCAATTTTCTCATATGCGAATTCGAGCATATCAGCTTCATCTTCGAAACATGTATTTGAAAATTCTTCAAGATCGGGATTTTCGGACATTCTGGCCTCTTATACATTTGCATACCTAACCCCTACATTTTGTTAAAGGGTATCTTTGGATCGTGATATCTACAAGCTTCTTCATAAATAGAGTCATAAGCATTTTGGAGCTCATTCAAGAAAGTCCTTTTATCCTGCTGCGTCGATACAGGATAAGCAATCTTACTTAGCTTCGATTCAACTGGAGGTGTCCACCAAACCCAGATCAAAACATTGTCTTTTGAGTCATTCTTAGTCATTGCTAAGTTCCATTCCTTCGAAAAGAAATGGGTCTTATAAAAATCTCTAGCTTCATTTAAGTTGATCAAAGCGTCTGGGTGAGCAGTGCGTTTAGGTTCTCCTTCTCTAGGGGACCAAATAACTTCAGCGGACATAACTACCTCCAAAGAGTGATATAAATAACTCTTTAAACTGTTCATGAGGTAATTTGAAAGGAATTTCTTTACCTGAGCTTCGATTTCCTACGAAATTCTTATCAAAAGTCAACGCCTTGAGCTGTTCCGGATATTTTTCTTTCAGATTTAACGCGAACTGACGATTTTTAAAGATCATCTCTTCTTCTCTACCCGCTTCCATTTGCATGAGCATAGAGTCATAATCCTTCCTCAGCTTACCAGGACTTAGGCATGCCGTTTTGAACCATTTATGTGTGGAAGCCCAGATGATGATTTCACGAGTCTTTTCGACTGACCTCTTATCGATTCTAAGTAACTTATCCATTTCACTAAGCCATATCGCTCGATTGGGGTCTTTGAACTCCGGATTTCTTTCTTTTATTTTTGTTAAAAAAAGTTCTAATAAACCCTCGGCGTCAGCCGATGGGGGGGTCGAAGACCCTTTCTTATGTATTTCTTTATCTGTAGTTTTAGGATCTGAGGATTTAGGATCTGGTATTGCTTTGGGGTTTTCACCACATGGATTGGGGTTTTCCCCACCTCGATTGGGGTTTTCCCCTTTCGTAAACTTTTCTTCAATTTCGGGGTCTAGAAAAGCCTCTTCATCTACAAATGCATACCACAGAGTTTTGTCAATTTTCAGTTTATTGAAGTTGCCTGTCTTCAAAACCCCCTCTTCAACTAATCCTTCACAATGGTGACGTATGCTGTCTTCAGACAAATAAGGTAAAGCTGCATTCATCTCAGATCTTTTTTGATACATCCACCAATGGCCATTTCTAAAATGAGTAGATGATTTTTTTCTTTTATTTAAATTTATCCAATGCTGGAAGTGATGAATGAGAGCAGCTTTTTCCATTCCATATTTTATTGCTAAATGAACGCCGAATGAGTGAGTTTCTTTTGAGTACGACATGGAGTCTCCTAGTTAATTTAGGAGGCCCGGCAATAAACTATTTCTTTGAAGAAATTTCCCTTTTGGGATATCTTGAAGTTTAGTAAGATCTCAGACATTCGCTGATCTAAGACCTGAAATGGGGGCTCTACCGGGCCTCCTTTTCCATTTCTAGACCCTATCCTAACTAACCAACCAAAATCTTGTCTATTGATGTTTTCAAGTGTAATTTCTACTTGATCAAATTATAATTTCTTCATAAGATATTAAATGCCAACAAACCAAAGGCATCTTATGCAAGATAATCTTGAAAGCAAAATTAAAACATACAATGAGCGCAGTTTTCAACATGCGCAGAACTGGAAGAAGATTCGTGCGCTAGTTAACTATTCAAAAACCATAGACGATTTCCAGGAGTGGGAGGCCCTGGAATTTATTATTCGTTATTTTGAGAAAGATTATCTGGATGATGCCCAAGAATCGTTTTTAAATTATGTTTTGTCAAAATACGGCATCGATTATGACAAATGGTGCTATAAGACCTACTGGGTTAAGAAACAGCTTAAAAAGCCCGAAGCGCAACTTGAATTCTTCTTTCCTGATCTTGTAAAAGACCAAATTGAAGCTAGATCTAAAATGCCCCTATTCTCTAAGATCGAACGCTTCAAACTTTATCAGAATGAGGCAATGTGACTTTACTTGAACTGGTTCTTATTTGTAGCTTGGCATTTTTCGTTCTATGTCAAATCTTCAACGGCATCGTTAATCTATGTACTGCCAGATATATGAGGAAAAAATCCGAACTACAGGAAAAGATTAGAGAAGATGAAGCTAGATCGCACTATGAACAATCGGAAAGAATGATCATGAGGTTTAATCATATCTCAGATCGTCTGAATGAGGCAGAAGATATAGCAACGTTTCGATTTGAAGAAATCATGCAGGCTTTAGAAGAGATGCCACAACAACCCATAGGGATTAAGAAAAGAGGAAAATATAAGCCTCGAAAGCCCAAGGCTATTGAACATAAAGAGATCCAATAAAAAACCCCACCAGAAAACCGATGGGGTTAACAAGAAGGATTGGTATGAACGAGCTTTTTTACGCTCCATCTCTTGAAATAACAGAAATGCGCCATTTCTCGCAAGGTGGTTTTCGATACGCTTCGAGATCAATTCCGATGAGTTCAGGAACTAATTTGTAATCGACTTGACCTTTACAAACTGAGCGCGTCATCTTACCTTTAGAGCACATTGTGTTTTTGCCAGCAGCCATTTCGATGAGCTTCTCTTTAATCCCATCTTGAGCAGACTTCAATACATCAATTTCATCAGAGACTTCTTTGTATTCGTCCATCAGCTCTAAAAAGGTTTTCTCTTCTTTGACTACATAGTCTTTGTCAGTCAGCTCAGGGGCCTCTTTTTTTACCATCAGATCATAGAACTTCTCTTCTTCTTTGATCATCTTGGCGATGAACTTGTCATCAGGAAATACCTCAACTAAGACACCTTGTTTGCCATTATATGAGAAGTAATAACCCTTAACGGCTCCCGTCACAGAGAATTGATGTTGAACTTGAGCCATATAGTGCTCAGGGATGACACCTTTTTCAGCTAAAGAGTGGACTTCTTTGTTTGGGCATTTGATCTCGACGATCGTAGTCCCATCAAAGCTAATGCCATCTAAAGAAGCCATTTGCCAGTCACGTTCTTTATGAATCACAACTTTTGGAAGAACAGGCATTCCGGTTAGTCTCTCGAAGCAATCACGAGCTTCTGATTCCATGGCAGTCCCTCTAGCCATCGCTCCATTTTGTTCTTGTTCAGTCCCGAAGACTTTTTCAAGCCATAGCTCATACTTTGTGCGATAGGGAGAAAGGCCTAAAATAACCCCTGCATCGGATGCCCCTATCTTGGACCTACGCAGATCTTTCCACTCTTGTGTGCCTTGTTCCATTATGTGCTCTCAATGGTTGCAAGCTGCTTGGAGACAGACTTCATGATGCTGGCGTACTTAGTTGCCGGAAGCTTCTCAAAGCTATCCAAAGCTGCCCAATCTAGTAACTTGATTCTGAATTCAGGGATGTCTTTTAGACTCTTCTCAAGCTCTTCAAGCTGATAGGCGGTGATGTATTCAGGAAGTTTAGGCTTGTCTTCCTCAACTGTGGCTTGAGCCATCTCTTCTTGGGTATAGAGGCCGCTTAATTCAGCGGGAAACGCTTTTCTTAATGCGAGCGACTCAGCACACTTCGCAAGCATGACATGCGGCATACGATCCCAGAATTGAGTCGGATGGCCATCCTTAGTCTTTTGGACGTATTCATCATAAAAGGCTGTGACAGCCACTTCATGCCATGTTCCATCTTGAGTGCACTTCTTGACATAAGCAGTCGCAGAAACGATTTCATTCTTATCGTTGTAAACATAATCCGCTTGTTTTCCAGGGGCATAACGGCCGGTTCTTTCAGCGATTAATCTAAAACCATCAATAGAGGTCTGGAAGCTAAAGACGTTCTTCCCAAGCTTTGAATCCCATCTAGGAACTGGATGGATCTGTTTCATCTCAGGACTTAAACCAGTTCTTCGGCACACATTGCCAAAAAGAACCACCTCATCCGGAGATGCCCCTTTCATGTATGTTCTCGTCCAAAGCTCGAATTGCTTTGCAAAATCATCACTCTCTTCATAGTGTTGCAATGTATTGGTCATATTCCCTCTCTTCTTGGTTACTAGCGTTAAAGTATGCGTCCTCGCCGTCATCGATTCCCTCATTGGTTTCATCTAACCATTCCTCATATTCCCAACCATAAGCATTCATAAGGACATCCTTATCTG